CTTTCACCGTGATTGGCTACAATCAGTTCACGACACTCAAAGAACAGTAATCATTTGTTCTCGTGACCACGGAAAATCAGTATTCTTTCACTCTTGGTGTATTTTTCAATTAATTTTTCAACCGCCGCCATATCAAATGATTTACATTTCTTCAAACCAAAAGCAGACAATGGTTCACATGAAAGACATTGACCGAATGTTTACAAACATTCCTGCTCTAAGAAAATACAAACCTAAGTCCGGTTGGGCTGTCGGTTCAATGAGATTAACAAACGGTAATGAAATACTTGAGCGTTCCGTTGGTTCTCAAATCCGTGGACTTCACCCTCAAGAGATTATTATTGACGACCCCATGAAGGAGTTTTCTGTTGCCGCCATACAGCGAGTTACAGATTGGTTTTGGGGAGACATGATTCCTACTCTTCACCACACCGCTACATTAAGAATGGTCGGTACACCTTTCACATACACTGATATATTTGCCGCATTAGACGAGAACTCAGAATATGATGTTCAACGCTACCCCGCTATAAATCAAACAGGAGATGCACTTTGGCCTTCCCGTTGGGATATTGATTCTTTAGAAAAAAGAAAAAGAGAAATAGGTTCTTCTAAGTTTACGAGGGAATATCTTTGCATCCCCATTTCATCTAATACAATGTTATTTGGAAAGGAGTATATAGATAAGTCTAAAGACCGCACAAGTAAGTTATTGTATCATGGTAATAATGAAGCGTTCAAATATTACATCGGGTACGACCCTTCTCTTTCAGCAGACGGTGACTATACAGTAATGATGGTTATTGAAGTAGATGAGGATATGAATAAAAAAGTGGTGACTATGGTTCGAGAAAAGAATATGGATTTCCGTTCACATATCACACGCATATCAGATTTATGTGAAAGGTTCAAACCCGAAGTAGTAATGATTGAAACAAATACATTTGCTAAGTCCTTCGCTATGGAACTTCGTGATATATCTGATTTTCCTGTAAAGGAATTTACCATGAGTAGAAAGAAGAAAGAAGAAGTTATCCTCAACCTGCAAATGAATTTGGAGAATAATAAAATTATACTACCCTATGCCGATGAGAAGTCTAAGGCTGTATCGAATGCAATAATACAAGAACTTGAAGCATTTGGTATAAGTAGTACAGGAAAAATTGAAGGGTTAGGCGCACATGACGATATAGTTATTGCTTTAGCATTGGCTAATCACGCCACAAAGTCTTTTAATGACTCCTTCATAGACATAGATAGTAGCGGCTTCTTCGGAGGGCCAGAAGGACAAAATTTCGGGGGTGGAATATATGGAATTAATATGTAAGGAAGATGAAATTAACACAAACGAACTTCGTAGAAAATTAGACGAATTAGACGAAGCAGATGAAATTCGTAATGTAAAAGAACAAAGTGTTAAAAATGTCATTAAACTTAGCGAATGGCTTCCCTATCAATCTATTGATGAGACTGAAGTTATTAAAGATATTTCAAAATTCTATTCTATAAATTTAACTGAAGCAAGAAATATGTTATCTTCTTTCCCAGAAGAACCTTTGATTGATAACAAGTCTATACCTAATATTATCAAGGATTTAAGAAACATGCGTAGAAAGTTGAAGGGTGACTCAAGAAACAAAATGAGTAAAACAGTGGACCATTTAATAAACGCATACGGAGACCATTTAAATAAGTGCATTGATTCTATTTATTGGCTTTCTCCATATAAGACTCCACTTAAGATGCTTACTCCAGATTTAGTCACTCTACGAAAATTAGAACATATTAAAGACGGAGATGTAAGGGCAGAAGTTATTGACAATTTGGTAAAGATGTGGGAGGCTAACATTTCTAAAAATGAGTTAGACTATGGAAAGGAATATTCAGAAAATTCAAAAGTGTTTAAACAAAGTAAGAAAAACATTCGTTCTACCTTAAAAGAAATACCTCATCAATCTATTCGCAAGTCGAGACAACAAGTTTTAGATAATTTGATTACTAAAACCATTTGCAATAATCCGGGCATTACAAGTAACGCAATACATTCGATGTTGCCTAAAAGTTATCACCGTTCTACTACTCCACAGACTATTTCTAAAATGCTTAGAAAAATTAACGCAACGAATGTCAGTGGAGACTACTACATTTTAAGTGACGAAATTAAAAAGGACTTGTATGGATATGTAGCAGGGTTTATTGATTCTGATGGATATATTACTATGGACTCATCTTATTCACCTCGTATTGGTATGATTGCCACGGGAGATAGAGGTCGAGCATTCTTTCAAGAAATGGAAAAAGAACTTAAGATAGGTCGCCTACACTTAGACCAAAAGGTAGGGGAAAATAACCGTAGTCAGCATAGGTTAAACTTTTATAGTCAAAACGATATTACAAAATTATTAGACAAGTGCCTACCTCACCTTCGGATGAAAAAGGAACAAGGTCGCCTTTTACAAGAGGCTATTAAAATTAAGAAATTCTACAAGAAAGAACCGTGGGCTAAAGACCGTGTAACTGAAATTTTTAAATTAATCAAGTGGGAAAATTGGAAGGATGCACGAAAGCAAGGGGCTTTTGAATTTGAAAAGTATGATGTTCAAGAAGATAACATAACAAAATACAAAGATAATTGTAAGTGGTCTTTGATGAATGAAATGGATTCAATTGTTAAGGAGGACTAAACATGGGAATAAGAGACAGATTTAAACAATTAATAAAAAGAAGAACGCCTATCCCTGTTGAAAAAGAGGTTTATAATTTAGGTATTCAAGAGCGAAGATACCCTCAACATTACGCAGGTCAATATTTATACGATACTGCTAAAAATTCAACAGTAGTAAGAACCTGTTTAGTTCAATTGAAGAATGAAATTTTTCGACGGGGCTATGAATGGAAGAAGGCTTTCGACCTTAAGTGTACTTCATGTGGGTATGAACATCAAAAATATGTAGATGCGTGTATGAATTGTAAATCGGAAGATTTACGCGCCCCTGATTATAACCAGAAAACATTTGCAGAAAACTTTTTTAAGAATCATGTAAATGATTCTCACCAATTGTTTATTGATGTATTGAAGGAATTAGAAACAGATTTGAATGTTATGGATGATGCTTTTTTAATTCTTGTTAAGGATTACTACTTGGAAGAAAACGGCAACATAGCCATGTCTAAGATTAATGAGATATACCGAGGAGACCCTACAACTTTATTTATTGAAGTAGATGAAGACGGGGATAGAGGTCACTACCGATACACATGTATTACACATCGAGATTTTATTAGTGAAGAGAGATATGATAAGTGTGGAGAATGTGGAAGTAATCTACATGCTATTGAGTTTACCAATAAGTCATACACAAAGGAACAACATTACATTACAGGAGAAGTGGTTCATTTTAGTAAATACGGACCTTCAAGATTATATGGTCATCCACCTGTAATTACATTGTTTAATTATATTTTTACATTACAGGCTATGGAGTCTTACATAAGCACTTCATACTCAAAGATGAGAACGCCTAAAGGTATTCTCGCTGTACAGACTAACAACATGGAGTCGTTAGTAAAGTATTGGAAAGGTGTTAAGGAAAAGTTAGAAGCAGACCCACACTACATTCCTATTATGGGAATTGAATCAGACGGTGGTTCAAAGGGTTCAGTAGAATGGATTCCCTTTATGAATTCATTAAAGGAGATGGATTATACGGCTGTTAAGGAAGATTTGAGAACTAGAATTTCTGCCTTCTACGGTGTAAGTAATATCTTTATGGCAGATAGTACCGCTTCAGGTGGACTTAATTCTGAAGGTATGCAAATCTTAGTTACTAATCGTGCTGTTGAAATGGCTCAAGGTGTGTATAATAAATATCTATTCCCTTTTATGATGGAACAATTTGGCATTACAGATTGGAGAGTACAATTACTGCGCTCGGAAGAAGAAGATGAAATGGCTGTTCTACGACGAAGAGAAATGGAAGTAACATTGGCAATTCAAATGAAAAATCTAGGATTTGAAGTAGACATGAATGAAGATGGAGATTTTATCTTTAAGAAATTCCCAGCAGACGGTCTTACTGAAGTGGATGTTGAAAAGAAAAAGGGTGATGCACCGATAGAAACTGATAAATTTGCAGGAACTAATATAGACCAATCACAGTTAGGACAACTACAAGAACAAGCGTTAATGAGTGGACAGACTAAAGGGCAGGTAGCAGGAGAGGTAGCAGATAAAGCAGACTATACCCCAAAGGCGAGAATGCCTTCTCCACCCGATAAAAGATTTACAGGACTACCCGGAGATGCTGGTAATAAAAATGTAGACAAAAGAACTGAGAGGAGAATAAGATGATTAATAAGGGGTTAATGTCTGATGGTGAAATTTCTACCTTAAGAAAAATATTTCCTAATATTTATCATTATTATATTAGAATTGATAGATTGCGTCACGATTTATCAGATGAGGATTTAATCAATGTTGATATATCGGCAGATATATTTAATGAATTGACTACTATGACAGCCAACTCTGATTATATCTTAGTATTAATGTCTGCGACTCAAGGTAATATGGTTACTGATTATAGGGTTTATAGTTCGTTGAAATTGACTGAGATATTCATAAGTATAGTTAATAATGACGATGAAATTCAAAGACACATAACAAATGGAAAACTTTATTTTATAAATACTTCCAAATCTTCTTTTACTGAAAAACCGGATAAACTTATTGCATTAGCGTTAGATGTAGAACGAAATCACAAGGGTATTCCAAAATATGTTACTGCACATTATGGTTATTCAATGAATACGACAAATCAACCATCCCTTGCCAGTGGCGGGCGCCCCCACAGAAATGAAACAATTCTTGATGGGATTCTTACAGATTCAGAAAAATTGACAAGAGGTGGGAACTGGCCGAAACAAGAAAATTTAATAAGATTAGTTGATTATTCTGAATCCGAAGGTATTATAACATGGGATATGGTAAATACAAATTTAAAACGGGGAGGTGCAGACCTTCGTAGTAAATATAAAGTGGAAAAAAACCTCAGGTATAGTATAGACTCATGGGGTATTACGACTAGTTATCCACCAATTACAAAATCTACACTATATGTTAAAAGAAAATATACTTTTAATTTTAATCAAAGTAAATTTGATAAGTATATAGGTAAGGATGCCCAACCTGCATTTTTTCAAAAAATTAGAAAATTTTTGAATAGAAGACTTGAGGATGATGCTGAAGGTGAAGAAATGATAGAATTACTAACATTATCTGCTTCTCAAATTGACAGTTCTTTTGGTGGTAACAAAAACATCTTTAAGAATTACTTTGTTCATGCCCCACATGAAAGATTATTCCTAGAAAGTATAAATGCGAATCTTGGAATGTCTCAAGAATATTTAAATAAAATCGAAGAGTTTTTAGAAAAAGGTTTAAGGTCATTCCAAGAAGCAAGAGGTAAATTTAAACCATTAGATAGAAAATTTTTTGAAAACCCTAATCCTGAAAAAGAATATGAAAGAGATATTTTTTATAACAATGTCTACCCATATTTAAATCAAGCATTAGGTGGACTTACCACAGGTTCAGGTAAAAGAAATTATCAACCTACAAGAAAATCTGAAACTATAAATAAAGCATTAACTCAAGATATAAGAGATACAATAACATATCTAAATAGTACTGATATAGAACAATTCAAAAGAGATGTGGAACGCAGTAAATACAAAGGCGAAGCGGTTGTGGACAAATATATCGGGTTTATTAACCAAATCGGTGAAGAATTAGCAAGAAGTGTAACTGGTAAAAATAATTTACAAGTAATGTCAGACAGTGAAAGTACAAAAGAACTTTTTGATAGGCTAGTAAGTATAGGAATGCTTACAAGAAAAGAAGAATTTTCACTCACTCAACTACCTTTTTATTTTTTACGATTAGGTATGTTTGGACCCGGAAACTCGGGGAGGGGCATTACCTTTAATGATTTTGATTCCAATTTAGATAATAAATATAATAAAATGTTTTTTATATTAATAGATATGTTTAAACAAGAAATTATAGTTATTAATTATACCACAGTAAATGACCCCAGCAGATATTCTATCAATTTCCAAGACTTTGATATATCAATAGATTTAAGAAATACTGTTAATCGTATTCTTAGAGAACCTGAAAATTTGGTCCCCGGAAAGGGATATGTAGATGTTGGAGAAAACCCACTTGATGATAAAGGGAAATATTCGCATCAACCTGATGAGGTGGCCCTACCATTTTTATCACATGAACGACTTACAAATCAAGGTATTCCGGATAACCTTAATACAGTACATTACGAACCTTTAAAAGTAGACAGACTTACTAAAAAGGCAAAGGGTCACTTGTTATTTTGGGCAAAACAAACTGATTTTAGTAGCGGTTCTGAAGTGCTTGCATTTTTTCCATTTGATTCGTTTTACCATGATAGAGAAGGACAGGGAAATAATAGAATGGATGTGTGTTTTACCCCGTTAGATGACCCAACCGCTACAAGTGAATTTATAGTAAAGGTAAAATTGGCTTTTCTTAGAGATGCCGACAAGAATGGACTCAGTAAGAAAGCATTAAGAAATCTGATTTTTGATGAACTTAAATTAAACCCCCCCAAACCTGCTGGCCCTGCCGCTTGTATTTATGTGGGAGAGAACATGGCTTTGGGTGACTCCGGAACTTATTTTGGCGCACCTTCAGGTAAAGGTTTAGATACTGATTTTCCTTTTAATTTTACAGCATTTGGTGTAAAATCTGTTTCAGAACTAAGAACTAATACTAGTCAACACAACCTCATACAATCTTTAACATTAGCGGAATTCAATATGAATCAATGGTATAATACGGTTAAAGAAGTAGAAATGGAAACATTAGAAAACTTACTCGGTAAGGAAGTTCCCTTTGACCCTGAAAATCTCGCACGAACAGACCCGACGAGTTTCCGAGACACTTACGGGTTTAGACCAGATACCCATAAGCCCGGACATGTATGGCTTATGGAGAATGGACTTATGAAAAAAATAGAAAATAGACTACCCTTTGACGATAAAGCGGAATTAAAGTCTTTTATAAAAAGAATATATAAGCAATATTATAATGAAAACCCAGAAAAGGCATCAGCGACTTTGATGGCAAGAAGAAAAGATTAAGGAGAAATAAATATGAGTGATATAATAAGAAGAAAATTAGATGAAGCAAAAGAAAGATTATCAGAATTAGAACGAAAGGCTAATAAACCTGAACCCTCGCCTAATAGAACTGTGGACTTATCAGTAGGATTACCAGAACTACCACCTCAAAACTTTGAGGCAGACCCAATTATCCCCGGTGTTATTAAACCCGGCCCTAAAAGGTCAAATAAGTTTAAGCAGGTATAAGTATGTGGGAAAATATTCTAAAGGCTACGGCAACCCCTCCGAAGGGAACTTCGGTTAAAGATATTAAATCTCTTTTAATAAGTGCGTTGACTAATCCTATTAACTCGTTAGAAAAAAACCTTTCTAAACTTATTACAAAAATACGAGAAGCGGAGAAAAAAATATCTGATGAAGTTTCCCCCCTTACACAGGATATACGAATATTTGAAATTGCAGATGAAGGTGAAAACCCGACACAACATAAGATAGATATAGATGCTAAAAAGGTTTTAGAGAATAAAAGGCAAACGCAGGTGGAGAAATTTAGATTGGAAATAATCGAACCGTTGAATGTAGAACTTCTTGAATTGAAAAAACTTATTACCAAAACCCTTACTGAAAACTCATCGAACCCTTTTACCCCAACAATGACTAAAAAACCCACCAATAATAGTGAAGCGGTATATAGTAAACAAGGGGTTGAAGGTAGAAAGAGAGGTAAAGATTGGCAAATATCCGACGACGGTTATGGTAATAACGATTTTTATAATTACAAAGAAAATGGTAAATCTCTACCTATTTCTATTGATGAGGCGGCTCAACATTACAAAGATAGAATAGTTGATTACGGTAAAGAAGTACCGTTTGAAGAATATGCGGGAGGTCGAAGACGGGCGGGAGGTCGAAGACAGATTGAAGATAAAACATATGCTGAACCTACTATGTTGAAACCGAAAGTTAAAAAACTACCAAAAAATAGAATGACACAAAATTCTAATGATGTTCAGTCTGATTTTAAAACAGTATCTTCTATAAGAACTATTTTATATCCTAAATCTAATTCAGAAATTAACAATATAATTCTTGGATTTGACGCTTTCCTACAAGAAGAACCTTCTCCTATTATAGACAAGTTTCGAGAAGAAGAACCTGAAAAGTTCCAAGAGGTTATGGACATATTACAATCCATTGTAGGTTCATCACCTCTACCCGTAGAAAATTACATGACAAAATTATCCTCATTGGTTAGAAGACCTACCGGTTCCCGTGAACAAAATAATACAAAAATTACATTTAAGGGTGGTAATATAAAAATTGGACCAAATCTTACTTATAGACATAAGGGCGACCTTCTTCAAATACCTGTTAATTTTAATCCGACTGAAGAAAATTTTACTGAAATTTCAAATTGGTTAGGTAAAGAGGGTAGGTTTATGCCACTACCTGAAGTATCAAATAAAGTCGAATTTATTAAAAGATTTATTAGTCAGATTTATTCTTCCGAAGAACAACTTGATTCTATTGGAAATTTTGCAGAAGTATTAACCAGCAACAATGACTTTATAGCAGGACTTAAAAGAAAAATACCCACAGTAGGTCAACAAATTAGCGCATCTAAAGAAAAGTCTATTTTCTTAAATTATATCAATAGTGCCAGATACCAAAAAATAAATTTTAAAAAGAATATTAGTCTTTTCTTACATAGATTAGATACAATTCGAGAAGCATTAACTGATGTACAGGTAGAAAAATTAAACAACCTATTAAGTGAAAGTGTGGGAAGTGGAGATTTAGAAGATTTAATTCTTTCTAGTATTGAACTTCCTATAATAAGAACTCAAAATAAGAAAGATGAAAGTTTATCCTCAAAGTTTGGTGCTAAACAAACAGTAATAAAACCAGAATACACCGCCAGTTTATCAACATTATTTGGAAGAGATAATATTGATAGACCCGACGATGGGATGAGAGAACTTTTTAACCTACCACCAAATAATCCAATTGAAGATAATTGGGAACCTATTATTGTAGCAAAAATTAGTGAAAATCAAAAAAGACTTTTAGATAATAGACGAAAAATAATCGGTGTTCAAAAACCCATTCGTCAACAAGATATAGATGAGGGTAAGAGAGCGAGAGATAAATTAAAAAGAAGTGTAAAGGTGCTTACAGAAGAAGCACAGGAAAAGATTTATGCAAAATTGGAATTAGAATACGAAAAAATGATAAAGCCTTATATTGGTGAAATATCTTACGAACCCTATGCCGGAAGAAAACAAAGATTACTTGGCGTATTAAGAACAAAGGGACAGCCACCTCAAATAAATTATGAGAGTTTAAAGGTAACTGGAGCAAGAACAGCCGCAGGTGAAGAAGGGAAGAAAGAAGAAGAGGAAGAAGAGGAAGAAGAGGAAGGAGTGAAGAAAGCAGACATTTCCTCCCTATCTTCAAAGAAAAGAAGAGAGGTAAAAGCGGTATTACAAAATGCTCATCCTACGGAATATTTTGGTGAAGACTACCTCCGTTTGGGCAAAGTTATAAATACGCTTGACGGTTTAGCGAAAGATGAAGAGGCGGTACTGCTGGAGAAACTTGGGGTCAAAAACCTACAAATGGTAAAGACAGCCGCATCGTTAAGAAAGAAATATGAAAATTTATATGACAAATTATACAATATGGTATATGACGAGGAGGAATAAAAATGGAAGAAGAAATTTTAGAAGTATTAAAAGCATTGACAGATAAAGTAAAGGATTTAGAACGAAAGTTAGCAGACTCAGATACGGCAATTTTAAAGGCCGGATTTGTAAGAGGTCCAAGACCGAGTGCAAAATTATCAACAGGAATGCCTGACGGCGAAACAATATCAAAAATGGATTGGAGAGATTTAGATACATTGGTTAAAAAAATGGAGGGGCAAGTATGATTAAAAAAGCAGAAGGTATGACAACAGAAAGAGAAGAAGGTATGGAAACAACATTCGATGTTAGAACGGCGGCGGCACTTACACAGTTATCTGAACTTACAGTGCTACTTACTAACGCATTAGGTTATGAACCAGCAGAAGGACAGAAGGCAGTAAATTCTGGAAAGAAAGTAAATGTGGAAGCACTTGCGGCTAAATCTATTACTAAGCAACAGCCCGAATTAATCAAGTATGATAACAGTCAAAAATTAATGCCAGAAAATATGACATACAAGGCTGAACCTGACCAAGAAGAAGTTCGTATAGAATCTGTTGAACCTGCTGAAGATTCACAGGACAAGGACTTAGAAGGAAAGTTAGAAGCGGCATTGTCGGGATTAAAGCGTATTAGACATACTCTTACCGTTGGTGAAGAACAAGCATTGACTCCAAGTGACGAGATGTGAGGGTAATGATTTTTACTGAATTCGACAGTGTGGTAAAAAATGTTTCTTCTTTAAGAAACATGGTTCGTGCTACATTTCTAAGTGCTAAAGATAACCCCAAAGCATATGAAAAAGATTGGGAAAAATTAGTTGTAGAGTTAAGAGATTTATTAAAAGACCCTAAATTGAAACTACAATTTCCTAATATTGATGATAGTGTTTTATATTCCGATGACTCTTTAGGTGTAAGTAATGGTAAAGCAAATGAACTTTATGGTTATTTTAGTAATAAAACTGAATCTACACCATTGGTTAAACAAGACAGGCCCGAAAAATTTATTGAACCAAATAAACCCATGTATCGTATTTTTGAAATTGACGACATGAAAGAAATTAAAGGTTTAACGAGCGAATACATTGTTCAAGAAAAATACGATGGCTTAAGAATACAGATTCACAAATTCGATAACAAGGTAAAAATATATACATTTAACGCACAGGATATTACTGATAAAATGTCTAAGTGTGTTAAAATATTAGAAGACCGTGTATTTCCTAATTGTATTTTAGACGCAGAAGCGGTAATGTATAACGATGGAAAACCTTTAGTGAGGGCAGATACTCTTGCACATGTTAATAAAAAGATTACAGAAGAAGCAGATATTAGAGCGCATGTATTTGATATTATGTACTTTGAAGATAAATCCATCGTAGGAGATAAATTAGAAGAACGCATTGCTATTCTTATGAAAAATTTCTCAGCAAACGCTGATGAATGTGTTTTGTTTCCTAACAAAAGTAATACCCGTGATGCAGATTCTTTATCCGAGATTGAAGAATATGCTATGCAGATAATGGATAATCCTGCATCCGAAGGGGTAGTTATTAAAGATGCTAAATCTTCTTATGTCATTGGTAAAAAGAAAAACCCCAAGTGGATTAAGTGGAAAAAATTCGTAGACTTAGATGTAATGGTTTTAGATAAAACTGAAAACAAAAACGGTACATTTGGATATACTATGGGTATCGGCCCTGTTGAAGAAGACAGTATAAAGGTTGTTGAAATGGGAGGAGATTTCTATATGAATGTAGGTAAGACTACCAATACAAAAGAAAGTGTTGAGATTGGTACTATAATTAGGGTAACTGCCGATGAGATTATGGGCAACCCAAAGAAAGGGTTCTCATTATTTAATACAAAATTCCATGAAATTCCTGAAGTAAAACTTCCCGACAAATTAATCACTCTCGAATTTTTAACCACAGGGGCTAAGAAAAGTCTTGGTGATTATACTATTGAAGCACTTACAAAATCTTACGAGATTACTGACGGAATACACGGTTCGGCTAAATTAAATACAGACTTAAATTTAGATGGATTTATTTTCCACGGATTTAAAGACAATAATCTAATGTCAAAAAACGCATCGGTAAATATAGATTTTTGGAAGGAAGAATTAAAAGAAGCATACGGTAAAGATAATGGAAGATTTTTTATATTTGTTAAACAACTTTTAGTCGAATATGGAACTTTATCTTCTAACGATATATTCTCAAGGACATTTAAACATGACGAAAAAATGATGAACAGGCTATTTGGTTCTGATGAAAAAGCGGAAAAGAAAATGAAACAACGACTAATGAAGGCCGGTGAAAATTACGGCATTGAATTTTCTAATGATAAATTTACTCATAATGATGACATGTTACAAAAGGCTAAAGGTAAAAAGGCTGAATTTGAACTTTGGACTACCGGCAATGGTTACTTACATTTCTTAATTATATACGAAGGTAAGAAAATGTGCTGGGAAATAGAAGTAAAAGGTGAAAAAGAAATATATGATTTCTTAGCAGAAGCAGGTAAATATCCCTGTAAACCTGTTAAAAAAAGTAATAAGGAAACATTACTTGAGAGAGGTCCTATGGTTATGGGCGCACAAAGAAAAGGTTATCACGAATATATTCTCAACGGTAAAGAAACAAAAACAAAACTACATTGTAGATATTTACCAGTTAAAGATAAGGAAATGTGGTTGGCTTGGACAGGTTATGAGACAAAACCTGCACCTAAATCAAGTGATTCCGGACTAACTAATATATACGAAGATGATTCGGCAGATGAATAAGTTTTATATAGTCCTTGAAGCACAGACCCTATCATGCAGTTAAGGACACCTATGTTTGGCGACGAACCAAATAGCGGCGGAGAGTTCATTATTCTTAAAGAAAATAATGAATGTGTGATTGCTGGCTACGCATCAGTAGATGTAGTAGATAAACAAAACGATAAAATTACTTTAGGCGCAATTCGTGAAGCGGCTGACAAGTTTATGAAACAAGACCGATACCGGAATGTTATGATTACTCATTCTAATGTTCAAGTCGGAGAAGTTTTAGACCAATATACAGATTCCAATGGTAAAGTCCTAAAAACAGGCGTTGATGATACAGGGTTTTTTGTAGTGATAAAATTAAGAAAAGACATTGAAAAGGCTAA